TTACCTGAAAATTTCACGTATATTGAAAAAGATGCTGTTATTTTGGAAAAATTGGAATCAATATGAAAAATTTGTATAACTATTTTATTCAATGTGAAGTGGTAACCGACAAATATATCGATGAAAAATTTACTTCGTTTTTCGAAGAAATGATGGTTGGTAATTTAGGTTTTAGTGGTTCTGCTTCACCTGCAGGCCCTGTTTCTGGTTTTGACCCTGTTATGAACACAATTCCAAGGAATCGAAAATCAAAGAAAAAGTCAGGAAACAATGATGGAAGAAATAAACAGACATAACTCATGTGAAGTCATGAGTCATGAAGACAAAACCAGAATAACAAAACTTGAGATGAAAATGGAAAGTCAGAGTGAAAAAACTTTCCGAATTGAAGTAGAATTAGAGAAGATAAAAGAAGACCTTATTAAGGTAGATGATAAAGTTGACAGAACCAATGTTCTTATCAAGGACGAAATACTGGAAATAAAAGAACAATTTACAGACATTCGTGTGAACATGTTGGAAAGATTCGCTTCAATTGAGAATCAACTTTCTACCACAGTAACTAAAACTGGAATGATTACAGCTGGACTATTAATTGCAATTAATCTAATAGTCCCAATTGTAACAAATTTGTTATCTCAAAATTATAATTCCGTCCAACATTCAATCAGAAAGTAATAAAAAAGGAACCTTAAGGTTCCTTTTTTATTTTATTTCCGATTAATATCCCAAGTCCATCCGCGGAAAGGAATTTTATCGTCTGTTAGTGCAATTACGTAATTGACGCCTGTGCGGATTACTTTACCGATTAGTCCAGTACCAAGTGATTCAACAATAGAACCAACTGGAAATAGATTTCTGGTCTTGTAGTTTTCCTGTAGATTCATCTTGTCAAGACGAGGTGCAATTTCCCATAGTTCATAATCTTCGGAAATTTTCATATGTCGTCTTAGTGTCTGATATAATTCTTGAGCAGCATCGTCTTCTAAGTCGGCAGGAAGACCGGACTTAAAAGTTTGATAATCATTATCGGCTGCAGCCTTTCTCATCTTGGAAGCAGACATTCCTTCAACACTAGCTGCATTAGGGTCTCTTTCACCCGCAGAGTGGATATTGATAGAATTGAAATTATACAGACCTTCTGGTCCATTATATTTTCTTGCAAGACTCTCGAACTCTTGTACTCTGTCTTGACCAACAACAATGTTTACATCTTTATAACCCTGTTCATGTGCTTTCTGTAAAGCATGAATTACGGTCTTAACGTTCTCATCATCTTGCACAGCGTTTGCATGTTGTTTATATATTTTTCTCATGAAGTTCACTTTATCTGTTGGATGAAGTGGATTTTTCTTTGGGTCATGAGTTCTGCTAGGATAAATTTTATAATCTCCACTCTCTCCTGCAATTTGTGCAGCTTTGTCCATCAGTTTTTGATGACCAATGTGAGGAGGATTAAATCTACCAAATGCCAGTGTGGTGGTCGATGATACTGGTTTAGGTGGTTCTTGTTCGATTTGCTGGGAAGGTTGTTCTACTGGAGGATTTATTTCAACCTGTTTTTGATTAGATTGAATCTGTTTTTTATTTTCAATTGCTTCGGTTATAAATTCTAGAAATTTTTTCATTGTGATTCTCCTACAGTAGGATTCACCTCAACTGGAGATTGTTTTTTCTGTTTTTCTTCTTTGTATTTACGAATAAATTCATCATATCCAAGTGGAGGTTTACTTGGCGTTGGTTGTTCAACAGATTTTTCTGCTTCTTCAGTGTCTGGTTTATAAGGAGGAACCATTACAATTCCTGTGTCTGGGTCTGTATGTGATGGTAGTTGTTTTTCAGCTGAGGTTGAACTATCATCGGTCACTCCACCCTGAGAATCATAAAATACCAACTCTCCATTTACAGTTTTGGCAACAGGTGTACCGGATGAATCAACATACCCGCCATGTCCATCTGATTGCAATCCCATTGCCCTCGCTTTTTCTTTAGCGGTTTGTTGAGTTCCGCCTGGTGTAGGATTACCAATACCTTCTCTGATATATTCAGAGAAGGTTTTTCTTTCCGATAAAGTATCTCCGCCTGGACCAGCTTTCCATTTTTTATCTGTAGGTCTTTTTGCTTCTGGAGCAACACCCAATACTCTAGTCTCGGTTGAACTGGTTTTTCCGGACTTTGATTCTTCTTCCTTATCTGTTTTATCCTTTTTATCGGATTTACTATCGGATTTACTAGATGCCATTTCTGGTGTATCTATTTTCTCTAAATGTTCATTTGGGGTTCCATTGTCCACAGTCACATGTGTTATTTTACCGTGTGCATCTTTCCACCGACCAAAAGAAGCATATGTCAGTCCTAATCTACGAGCTTCTTCTGAAGCTTTTTTGCCTTCTAATAATGAATAATATTTTTTCATGATTACATCCTATCTGTAGCTACAGCATAACCGCCATCATATCCAGACGAACCCCATGTATCATAGGCAGGACCATTTCCGGGTTCCATGTCTTTTTTATATTCACTATTATTGATTTCACTCTTATTGTTTTTTGGAACACACATTTTATTTTTTCTGTCCCAGACATATCCAGACGGACACTCTTCTTTTGTTTCTGAGATAAATTGAGAATAAGTTTTCATTGAAAAATCTCATTGGTTCTTGATTATTTATCCCAGGTTTTTGGTACTGAAAAGTTATTTAGACTGAACTCAAGACGGTCAACCAATTTTACTGCCCATGTATCATCGATTGCCATAAATCCTTCTGGGTAAGTAATATCATATCCACCATTTTTTTCAATGAAAGTTCCCATATCAGAAACTTTTTTAAGTTTACCAATAACAATATTTTTAGCAATTTGTAAATTCTGATATGAGGCTAGGAGAAAATATAGTTCACGTTCATTAGCATAAAGAAATCGAAGAATTTTGGAAAGTTGTTCTCTGTACTTATCTTTCGTCGATTCGGTTTTAACCTTGTCAATCTTTTTATACATTTCCGCGGAAATAAATTTCACAAGGTCTTCCATACTTTGTTTTACGGAAGGAATCGATTCACCCCTCTTTACATACTGATTAAAGAAAGTTTTTGACATTTCAGCCAGATTATTTCCTTCAATCGGCCTCATGTATTGGTCCATGAATGAACTACACTGTTTTAAACTTCCTTCTGCCAGATTTACTGCCGAATCGAATTTTTGTTTTTCTTGTCGATTCATTCCAGCAATTCCAGTTAAATCATTAAAGTCAGCAGTCTGGAACCAAACATCAGGAGTTTGTTTAAGGTCTCTTAGGTCAATGTCAAAAGACGAAGACATTTCTTGCAGAGAAGTACCAGTGTATTTTGTATGAAATACAATTCCTAGTTTTGCGTTATTTACCTTACGTCCCAATTCACTGTTGGGGTCAACTGCATAGGTGATTGTGTTCGGACGAAAAGTGATAAATCTTTGATTGTTAATTACTTCTTCTCTCTTATCATTGGTGAACATCAGGTCACCTTGGATAACATCTTTTATTCCCAACTGAGAGAGATAACGATATGATTCTTGTAATTTCTGGGAAAGTTGACCATCATATAGTTCAGTTGCATCATTTTCAGATTTTACTAATTTAGGAGACTTTGCAAACGCAGATTTAGTTGCAACAAAAAATTGACCATCCGAAGGGTCAATGCCACAAACTATTGCAGGAGCTCCATCGAATTTAGTAGTAATTCTGAGAGAAGTACCGCCAGTTCCACTTAGATATGAACCCAGATATCTTAGAAATTTAATCGCTTGTTTTCCTCCTTCAGACCCATCTTCAAAGATAGAATCTTCAATGTGAGTTGCGTGAGTATTCTTACTTCTGGGCATTGGGGAAACTCCCTGATTACATATCTGATCATACCAAAAGAGTATCCTTTTGTCAAGGATACTCTTTTTAAATTTATTTATCTACTACTCAGGCCACGAAGTAATGGTGCTACTTGGTCAAATCGGTCAAGGTAATGAATCAAATCCAAATCTGAGTCACTGATAAAGTTTGATTCTAACATTTCATCGATGATGAAATCACGAAGTTTTCTCCACATTCGACCAACACATATAATTGGTCTATTTGGAATATGTCCTACTTGAATGAGTTGATAAATCATCATCATTTCAAGCATTGTACCAATCCCACCGGGGGCAACAATAAAAGCATCACAATGAGAAAAATACTCTAATCGAGTATAAAAATTATCGTGTGTCGTATGTTCCTGTACGTAAGGATTCACATCGTCTTCAAATGGAAGTTCAATTGCGTGAGCCAGAGATTTGATTTCTGTGTCTCCACTCACCATGTAAGCACCTTCGTTTGCGGCCTCCATTAATCCTGGCCCTCCTCCGGTGACAATTACCCATCCATCTTTTGCCAATTCAGATGCAGTTTCTCTTACCTTCAGATAGAGTTTACTTTCCTTCTTTGGTCTAGCGGAACAAAATATTGCTACTTTCTTCATAGGTCGTTTGCTTGTCGATTCTCGGAATAGTGAACATCAAATGTTCCACCGGGATATCGTTTTTCTAGCTTACGTACATTCTCTTCAATTACGTCATCAATAGTGATACCCAGAAACATACAGATTTGAGCTACGTACCACATAACGTCGCCACATTCACGTAGAATATGAAACTTTGCGTCTTCGTTTAATTCCTTTCCTTGGAAGATACACTTCTTGACCACTTCCATCAGTTCACCACCTTCAGCACAAATACCAATTGCACCAGTGAGAAGACGTTGAATATCGGTTTGAGTTTCACTATGAATGGTGTTCAGTCGTTGAATAAATGGTTCGAATTCACGACTTTCCTGAGAAGTGACACCGTTTACGAATTCTAGGTACTTATTATAATCAACAGTCATTTTTATATCTCTTAGAACTTGAAATCACTAAAGTTGGCTGCTTTCTTAAGCTTACCACTTGAACCAGTATACGATGATACTGGTGAAATGTCAACTACTTTTTCGGAATCTTCTTTATTAGATTGTTCCATGTCGAAAAGTCTCATTTTATCACGATTGATTCCGACAACGAATCGCTTGTACTTATTGGGGTCACCATAACGATTCTTTAGGGTTTTCATCATAATCTGACCAGCTTCTTCTAACTCTTCTGTACTCATAAGAGCCATCATAAGGTCCACAGTAGCAGGAAGACCAAATGATTCTGAAGTGTTATCTAGGTCAACGTCAGTATTCTGAAATCCAGAACGATTGGTTTGTGTAGCAGTTACCAGAGGAACATTACATTCAATTGCTAAACCACGGAGTTCTTCAGCGATAGACTTGACAATAGTATATGAATTGGCATTGTTGTTCTTCACACGTGAAGAAGCACAGATGTTTAGATAGTCGATAAAAATTACATCAGGAATAAAAGCTTTCTTGGTTTTCAGCTCCTGAATAAGAGCTCTGAAGTGACCAACGTGTGCATGTCCAGTTGGAAACTGTTTAATGATTAATCTTCCATTTGATTTAGATTGTACTTTCCTGAATTTTGTTTCAAACATACTCTTGGGCATTTTATTCAGGTCACTTACACTCACGTCCATCAGATTGGCATCGATGCGTTCTGCAATCTTTTCTTCTGCCATTTCCATTGTAATATACAGTACGTTTAGACCTTGTTGAATAAACGTGGAAGCAAAGTGACACATTACCAATGACTTACCAACACCAGTAGATGCAATCCAACAATTTAGAGTCTTCTTTGGTAGTCCACCATTAGTTACCTTATTCAGGTAATCAATATCAAATGGAATCTTTTCTTCTTTCTTTGTATAGAAATCATATCGATTTGTCCAGTCTTCGATATAATCATGACCCACACTGTTATCAAACGATACAGCAAGGGCTTCACTTAGAATAGAAGGAATACTATCTGGAGTTTTTGATTTATCATTACCATCGTGAATAGCAATAGCATCCATCAGTGCCAGATAAATTGCTCTATCTCGACACCACTTTTCTGTTGTATCGAGAAGCCAATTTAAATTTTGTTCTGACTTGGTAAAAATACCTTGATAGTTTTCTTGTATAGAATCAAGTTCGGATTGTGATAGGTCATTTCGATTTTCAATCTCAATCGAGATTACATCAACCGTAGGGAGTGAATCATATTTGTCAAAATATTCTTTGATGATATCAAACAGGACTGATTCTACCCTATCACCAAAATAACACTTCTTGATGTGTGGTAAGACAGCTCGGGTGTAATTTTCATTTGTACATAGAGCCTGAAGGATATTCTTTTCCACACAGTCCATTTTATTTTTCCTCAATTGATTTCTTTACTTCTTCCAAGTCAACTTTTCCAATTTTACTTATGAGATATTTTGTCTCAATATTTTGTCGGATTACGTCTTTGGTTAGTTTTTTTAATTCTTCGATATTTTGTACCGAATCAACAGTACGAAATAACATTTCCATTTCAAATTTTTTAGACAGGGGGAGGTCTTCCATAATTATAACCCATAGAGGGCAGGGAGGTTCCCTGCCATTTACTAAAATTAATCTTCTGTTAGTTCATCTAGTTCGATGTCCTGATTACTTCCATACTTAAACACTTTTTGAGAAAATTTATTGAGTCGTGACATCACATCTTCTGTAAAGTACTGGTCTGGATTTTTATAAATTTCACTAGCGTAATATGATTTCTCTCCGACCTTAATACGTGAACCAGACTTTTCCCACACACCGGCAGCACAAGCAAAATCCACCAGACCATGATATGTATCTAGGCCATTCTCAAAATCAAGATGAATTTCTACCTTTGCTCCTTCTTTGGATAGACGAGACTTTGCCATTTCGGCTGTAATCAATACACCTGTTTGTTCTTTGTTTTCTTTGAGTTTCTTTTTACTCAGGAAGATAATTGATGATGCAGAGTACTTGAGACCGCTGCCGCCGCCCATTTCTTTAGTCGGCACATATCCGATAACATCATACGTATGATTAGTGACTAGTAGAGGAACATTTGCTTGACCCAGTTTCAGAGTAATCACACGGAAAGCCCCACGAATCAATTGACTTCGGGTCATATCACGTACATCCTTTCCTTCGGATGCATCAGCCACTTCCTTTGAAGTTGAAAGCATTCCAAGTGAATCAAGTACAAACATTAGTGGTTTTCGTTCTTCTTTTGGAGTTTCAATGTACTTGTCTAGAATACGCACAGCTTGTGTTTTGAAATCTTGTACGGTTGTCACTGGAAGCATCACAACACGAGAAGCATCGATATTTCGATTAGTGAAGTCATCTTTACGGAGAGCACTTTCACTTTCGAAGTAAATACATCCTCCATCTTCATATTTCTCCAGA